AAGGATAAAAAATGCCACATCTAGTACCTACAGTTATTGAAACAGAAGCACGTGGTGAACGTGCTTATGACATTTACAGTCGTCTGCTCAAGGACCGTATTGTAATGTTAGATACAGAAGTAGACCAACATTCTGCTAGTTTGCTTGTAGCACAACTGCTATTCTTGGAAAGTCAAGGAAACGAAGATATTAACTTCTTTATCAATAGCCCCGGTGGAAGTGTTACTGCTGGTCTTGCTATTTACGATACCATGCAGTTTATTAGGCCAGATGTTGCAACTTATGTTGTTGGACAGGCTGCAAGTATGGGGTCTTTCCTTGCTCAAGCTGGCGCACCCGGAAAGCGGTTTGTTCTACCCGAAAGTCGGACAATGATTCATCGTGTAAGTTCAGGTACTCCGGGCACACGAGGAAGTGTGCATGTTCAGGAACTTGAGTTTGAAGACGCTAAACGCACCTTTGAAGAAAGTCAAAGATTGAATAAACGACTAACTGAGCTGTATGTTAAGCACAATACTGCCGGCAAGACATTCAACGAAATGTTTGAAACTATGAAGTTTGATACGTTTTTAAGTGCTCAGGCGGCTGTAGAATATGGACTAGCTGATAAAGTTATCGAAAAGCGTCCGTAATTAGAAATTAGCTATATCCAGTATACGTTGCAATTCTAGGGATTCTTTTATCCCTAGTTCATAAAGTGCGTATATAATTGGTAGCCATAGCACACTATAAATACAACTGTGTAGGAGTGTGCCATGGCCCGTCAGGCTTTTAACTGGTCTTTGCTAGATCGTGAAATGCTGTACTCAATGCTATATAGTCTTAAATCAGAGATTGTAGACAGACGATTACCTATTGGCGAAATTACTAGTCTAATTTCTCAGCACATTAAAGCACATATTCCAGTTAAAGTTCGTAGTAGTAGATTTAACCCTGTTAAAAAAGGCGAACTTTGGGTAGGCGGCGCATACTATAGTGACTTAGATAAAAAGGGCAGAAAGCGTTTTATTGAAATTGAACTGGCATATTCCCCTAAGTTTGCTACCATGCGTATGAGCAACTATCGTTGGGAACGTGTTTGCCAACTATTTGCTGACACAGTACTACACGAAATTATACATACTCGACAATATCGTGCTAGAAACTTTAAAGCCATACCTGGCTACCAAAGCACAGCCTATTATGCAAGAACTCGCAAAGAACAAGAGTATTACGGCGACAGAGATGAGATGGGTGCCCACTCATTTAATCTAGCACAGGATATGATTGATAAATTTGGCTGGGATACTAGAGCAATTAAGGCATACTTAGATTCAAAAGTTCCAAAACGTGTTCGCCCAAATGGTTGGGGCCGTTTTATGAAAGCATTTGAGTACGATCACAACCATCCAAAAGTTCGCCAAATGAAGCGTAAGATAATGAATCAATTAGAATATGCGTATGAAGGCAAACCATTTAAGACAACAAACTACTTGACATACTGATAATTAGACTGTATAATACTTACACTAAGTTAATTATTGGAGTCTAAATTGAGCGATCCTTGCTACGCCGTCATTTCCACTCTGGAAGATCACCCTAGTCGTTTAAACAAAGAAGCTATTATTCTTGCTCAAGCTGAAGCAGGTAATAAAGAATTCTTTGAAGGCACTAGGCTCGCTCTCGACTCAATGATTACTTTTGGACTTAAACAAATACCGGAGAAAACAGATGAAGATGGCCCTGGGCTGGATTGGGATAGTTTTACTCTCGCTATTACTGGCTTTGTTACTCGCAATGTCACCGGTAATACAGCGAGGGATATGATTCAAGCGATGATGAAATCGGCCACTAAGAAACAGTGGAATGGTTGGTATCGTCGCATCCTTATTAAAGATTTGCGCTGTGGTGTCAGCGACAAAACAATTAACAAAGTTGTAGAAAAGAAATGGCCTGATTATGCAGTACCTGTCTTTAGTTGTCAGCTTGCTCACGATAGTGCTAATCATGAGGCAAAGGTCACTGGCAAAAAATATATTGAAGTCAAACTCGATGGCGTTCGCGTTATTACTATTGTTCGCGCAGATGGCCGCGTTGACCAGTTTAGTCGTAATGGTAAAGAGCTGGTAAACTTTCCACACATTAAAGAACAAATCAGTGCTGTAATTAAAAAACACGGAACTACTAAGAACATAGACTTTGTCCTCGACGGTGAAGTTATGTCTAGTAGTTTCCAAGACTTAATGAAACAGGTACATCGTAAAGATAATGTACAGGCAAATGATGCTGTACTTCATTTGTTTGACTTCTTGCCACTAGCAGACTTTGAAAAAGGTCATTGGAACAAAGGTCAGGAAGAGCGTAGTGCCATGTTGTATTATTGGCACAAAACTTACAAAGAAGAAATGCCCAACGTAGCAGTTGTCGGGCATGAGCTTGTTGACTTGGAAACTAAAGAAGGCAAGAAACGTTTCAAAGAAATTAATCAGAAAGCCATTGACGGCGGATACGAAGGCATTATGATTAAGGATCCCAATGCACCTTACGAGTGTAAACGTACCGCAAGTTGGCTTAAACTCAAGCCATTCATTGAAGTGTCTCTAAATGTTGTTGCTGTCGAGGAGGGCACTGGCAGGAACATTGGTAAACTAGGTGCCTTAGTCTGTGAAGGTGAAGATGATAATAAATCAATTCGAGTCAACTGCGGTTCTGGGTTTAGTGATTCCGACCGTGATACTTTTTGGAATGATCGTGAGACCCTTATTGGCCAAGTTGTGGAAGTCCGTGCGGACGCTATTACACAAAACCAGGATGGAAGTTACTCTTTACGCTTTCCGCGCTTCTTACATTTTAGAGGGTTTGACAATGGCGAGAAAATTTGATATCCGTCGCTCAATGCACAAGGACATGTTATACGGTTCTTTGCTAGAGCTTAGTCAAAACGCTCGTGTTTGGCACGAAAGTTCAGTAAGTCCTGAATACAGTCACTTGACAGAAGATGGCAAGGCTGCTATCATACATGTTGTTGAGGAAATGTTTCGCGGATTGCAAACTATCCATAAACAAGAAATCAAAGAAGAAGCAAAACGACAAACAATGGAAGCACTTAAATAATGACAAACCCATTTCGTGATCAAGAAAAATTTATGCGGGCCTGTGATCAGACCGTAGACGAACATAACGAAGCACAATACAAATTGTACCTCGACCTTATGGAAGAGGAATGGAAAGAACTCCAAGTAGCACTGGATAAAGGTGATCGTGTAGAACAACTGGATGCACTACTTGACTTTATCGTTGTTACCACAGGTGCTATTCATTCAGCAGGATTCGATGGCGAAGGCGGCTGGAAAGAAGTTATGAAGACAAACTTTGCCAAGGTTGATTCAGAGACTGGCAAAGTTCGTAAGCGTGAGGACGGTAAGGTTCTCAAACCCGTGGGGTGGACTCCCCCTGACCTAAAACCATTTGTTAGTAAGGAGAACAAATAATGTTTGGACATAGTTATACTGAAGGCGGAATTATTAACTACCGCACCGCTGGCGAAGTAAATCAAGCAATGGGCCGTGTCTACGGATATATGGGTCTTGCTACCTTAGTCAGTATGTTTGTTAGTGGATTTATAGGAACTAATCCGGAACTTGTAAAATTCTTTTTTACAGGTATTATGCATTGGGTTGTAATCTTTGCACCGTTACTAGCGGTGTTTGGTGTTACTGTTGCCCTTAATGCGAACCCGCCAAAGGAAATTGCCCTGCTATTACTTGCAGGTTTTGCGGCTATCATGGGCCTGAGCTTTGCTGTAATCTTTGCTGTCTATACTCTACATAGTATTGTCACAGCCTTTATGGGCGCGGCCGTACTGTTTTGCACTATGGGCTTCTACGGATACTTCACTAAGAAGAGTCTTGATAGCCTAGGAAAGTTTATGTTTGTTGGCTTGATTGCTATTGTCATTGCTAGTATTATCAATATCTTTATTGGTAGCACAGTCATGCAAATGGTGATTTCAGCACTTGCTATTGTAATCTTTATGGGCTTAACTGCGTATGATACACAGCAAATTCGTGAGATAGTTAGTACAGATTCGAGCCCTGCTGTTGAAGTGACTGGCGCCTTGACCCTGTACCTAGACTTTATCAACATTTTCCTAAGTCTGCTTCAGTTGTTTGGAGACAAGAAGGACTGATGTATAGAGTTTATTATTACATTTACAACAGCGTACATTCAAAAGATTTTCCTAGCCTAGAAGATGCATTTAATTTCTGGGCTAGGTTGCCCTTTGAAACATTTAGAGAGTTAATTAGATTATGAGAAATAATTATTGGACTTGTTCAAAATTCGCTGATTGGGTACGTGGTACTACAAAACTTAAGATGGGTACCTCAGAGCAGTGGCACGAATGGGAATCTCGAGCAAAGAAAGATTATCCATTGCGCTGGTGGTTAGCCGAAGAAGGCCTCGACTATCTACAAAAATTTATCATGTGGCCTTTGGATAAACTATATGCTGTCAAATATTATATCAACAACAGATTTATTAGTCGCACTCATAGCCTTACCGCTCATCCCCGGGATATTAAACCTGGCCAGTGGCAAGACGTGGGGAACCGCTTTTTGCCTTGCTTATTCAACGAGCTTGTTGATTTTGTTGAAGTGGAGTTAGCATGGTGGCACCTTGCTTGGGCAGACGCTGATGAAAAAAAGAAGTATAACGCACCGTGGTGGCGTTTTGGTTGGTGGAACATTAGGCTCTGGCGTTGCCCACAGGCTGGTCTCGACAATCTCGAATGGCAACGTAATCTACGTTGGAAAGAAGACGAGTGCGTTGAAGGTAGCCCTAATGTGGGAAAACTTACTCCGCAAGCAGAAAAGGCGCAAGAAATCTTAGACTTGTACAAGTGGTGGACTGAAACATATCGCAACCGTCCCGATCCACACGATGCTAGCGGATGGAGTGCTTACTGCGATGCTCTTAGAAATGAGAATGGTGATCGTTGGATTGGAATCGATCCAAAAGATCCTAAACTTAAAAAGCAAGGTGACAAAGCTCACAAACTACTTCAAAAGATTGAAGCGGCCTATGAAAAAGAAGACGAAGAAATGATGATTCGTCTTATTAAAGTTCGTCATGGACTATGGACATAAGTTGGAGATTTGTTCGATCCAAAGGAAGGCGCACGTGGATTGCTGAGGTATGGAGTGATGATTCGGATCTTGCTCCTCCTCATATTGGGTTCAACGAACCTTACCCAGAAGAAGTTTATTCAGAAATTAATCAATGGTGCTTGGAAACATTTGGGTACCATGCCCGTACTGCCTATAACATTTTTGAATTTAAGAAAAAGTCAAACTTAGACTGGTTCATACTGCGCTGGCAATAATTACAATAATAGAGGATATTATGAGCGCAGAAATTGATCGCATTAAAAAAGTAATCAAAATTACTAACGAAATTAGTCCAACATTCTGTTTGGCTAAATGGCACCATACTAGCATATACCTACATACTGGCCAAACACACAGTTGCTATCATCCAAGACCGCACGAAATTCCCTTAGAAGAAATTAAGTTTAATCCGGCGGCCTTACATAATACTCCTGAAAAGAAAAAAGAACGTGCCTTAATGCTTGTTGGTGAGAAGCCAAAAGGCTGTCAGTACTGTTGGAACGTAGAAGGACTTAGTGATACGCACATTAGCGACAGGCACGATCGAAATGCTAACATTTATAAACCAGAACGTTTAGAAGAAATCAAAAATAGTCCTTGGGACTTTAACATCAATCCAGAATACATAGAACTGGCATTTAGTAACGAGTGCAATTTTAAGTGTGGTTATTGCCATCCTATGAGCTCAAGCAGTTTCCAAAGCGAAATTAAAAAGCACGGTCCGTACAATACTGTTAAAAATCATACATTGAATATTGAGTGGTTCAATCCTTATCAAGAAGATGAAAATCCCTACATTGATGCATGGTGGAGATGGTGGCCAGAAGTTAGTAAAACTTTAAACATTTTACGCATTACAGGTGGCGAACCCTTAATGCATAAGAGTACTTGGCGGTTGTTTGATAACTTGCGTCAGGAACCTCGTCCTTATTTAGAACTTAACCTAAACAGTAATTTAGGAACCACAACAAGACATGTAGAAAAACTTGTTGAAAATGTAAACGACTTAGTTAGCAATAATAAAGTTAGAACATTTAAACTATTTTCAAGTATGGATACTTGGAATAAACGTGCAGAATACTTGCGTACAGGATTAGACGTAGATTTGTGGGAAAAGAATTTAGATGTATATCTAACAGGAACTAAACTTCCAATTAGCATCATGTGTACATTTAATATTTTAAGTGTTACATCATTTATAGACTTCCTTGAAAAAGTTTTAGAATGGCGTAGGAAATATCAACCGTTACTAAACCCCGATGGTTACGGTAGACGTATTAGATTTGATACTCCTTATCTAAAAGAACCTCTACAGTACGACATGTTAATTTTACCAAAGGAAGAATTTTTACCTTACTTTGATAAAATTTTAAAATTTATTAATGACAATAGAGACGAAACTGATCCTACAAAATTTACCGATATGGAGTATGAAAAGTTTCGTAGGGTTCGTGATTACTTTGCTACAGCAAGTTACGATGAAGCAAGAGTCAAAGAAGGTCGTAAAGATTTTTATAACTGGTTTACGGAATATGATCGTAGGCGCGGCGTGAATTTCTTAGAAACATTTCCTGAAATGGCAAATTTCTGGGAACTATGTAAATCACAAGGTGCGCCTAATGAATGAATTAAGTGATATCTTTTCAACTAATATATTCGAAAGCTGTGAAGATTTTAAACTAGGCCAGCCATTACCAATGGCTGTTATCGATGATTTCCTTCCTGTAACCGTTGCATTAAATCTGTATAAGGAAAGCAATAGCATACCTGACTCGTATTGGACTAAATTTACACGCAACGGCAGTCATATGAAAGAGTGTAAAAATCTTTCAGTCGCTCCTAATGCGTTCAACCTAGTAGCATACTTACATAGTTCATACGCTCTTAGACATTTAGAAAAGATAACAGGCATAGAAAAGTTAATCCCAGACCCACATTTAGTAGGTGCAGGTTATAGCAAAAGCAGTAACGGTGACACACTAAAGATCCACAACGATTTTAACTGGAATGAAGAACTACAGTTACACCGTGCATTATCTTTAATCATTTATATCTCTCCAGAGTGGAAAACAGAATGGGGTGGTGCTCTTGATTTTTATGATAACAAACGAGAACAAGTGATACGATCTGTTGACTGCATTTTTAATCGTTGTCTCATTTGGCAGTACAACAAATACGGGTTTCATGGCTATGAAAAACCAATAGCATGTCCTGAAGATCAATACAGGGCAACATTTAGATTATTTTACTATACTAGTAATTCTACTCATAACCCCGAGGATCCACCGCATAGGAGTCAATATTGGTTTGATCCTACTACAGGTAGTCCATACGATATACGAGAACAAAAATGATTTATGTAAGTACAGAAGCAGACCATCCGTTCTTTGTAGAATTTAAAAATATAAAGGATGCTAAACTAGAACCAGAATCAGTTTACTGGCACGATCAACATGATCATCATATGAGGAATGTGTCGTTTGAAGACTTTTTAGACGAAATACATTGGGATCATATACGCAGAGATCCTACTGCCAAAATTTTATTGCATTATAGTGATGAGTATTTTAATATATTTGATTTAGAAATATATGTAAACACTATAAAGAAAAAACAAATTAATCCAGCACAAGTCTTTTTTATTGTAATCGATGAAACATGGAAGACTTGGGTTATTGATGAGTTTAGAAAGAGAGGAGTAGTTGGTATAAATGTTACTGATTATAACTTGCTTTTAAAAAAATCTGTTAGCGTAAAAAAATTAGATCTCATTGATGTAGTTGCCAACGGAGATAGTATTAAGGGTTATTTTAAAAATCTATTATCAATTCCATTTATTCCAAAACCTGCGCCTGCAATAGAAAAAAAGTTTAGCGCATTTAGTAGAAGGTTTGACGAGTGGCGCCTGCAGTTGTTCACTGAACTTTACCTCAAGGGTTTATTAGATCAATTTAAGTATACATTCAATAATATTGATCCGTATGCTGGAGGTGTTGGATATAATAAAATAAGAACATACGAACACGATGAAATTTTTAAACTACTGGCAAGCAAAAACTATAATATAGGTAAATTAAAAAATTGGGTAGATAATATGCCCTATACTTTTCCAAAGATTGATGTAACACACAAGTGGAATTTAAGATCTAACGAGTGGATCGAAAACACTGCCTTTCATTTGTTAGTAGAATCACATTTCAATCCGTTTAATCATTTTGAAGAATACAAAGACAAGTATGGTCCAAGAGAATTTGCACCATCTCTTATAACAGAAAAAACATGGAAAGTTATTACATCAGCTAGACCGTTCATTGTTTTTTCAACACCATATTTTTTAGACGACATGAGAGCATTGGGTTATAAAACGTTCCATCCTTTTATTGATGAATCGTACGATAAAATTGAAGACCAGTACGAACGACTACACGCAATAGTAAACGAAATTGAAAGATTGAACAACCTACCAAAAGATGAGTTTGACTATTCATTTAAAGAATGTTATAATATAGCGTTACATAATCAGAAAGTATGTGAAAAGTTAACCAAAAGGTTAGTGTATAAAGATGAATTTGCCTGGGTTAACCAGTATTTGCAAAAAGGAAAATAAATGTCTAAAACAATTTTAGTAACGGGTGGAGCAGGATTTATTGCACATCACCTTATCGATAAACTACTAGCAGAAACTGACTATCGTATTGTTACCCTAGATCGATTAGACTACAGCGGTAATCTTAATCGCCTTAATGAAGTAGTAATGGCACATCCTGTACAAGAAAGAAAACGTGTTCGTGTTATTCATCACGATCTTAAAGCAGAGTTAAACTCGCAGATTCGTAGTCACATTGGTAAGGTAGATATGATTGCTCACCTAGCCGCTGGTAGTCATGTCGATCGTAGTATCAAGTATCCTATGGAATTCGTACAAGACAATGTTGTCGGAACTGTAAACTTAATGGACTATGCTCGCAACCTAGACAATTTAGAATTGTTTGCTTACTTTAGTACAGACGAAGTGTTTGGTCCGGCACCGGATGGCATTAGTTACAAAGAAAACGATCGATACAATTCAACTAATCCTTATAGTGCTAGTAAGGCGGCCGCAGAGGAAATGGTTGTAGCATACGAAAACACTTACGGGTTGCCTGCAATCATTACACATACTATGAACGTGTTTGGTGAGAGACAGCACCCCGAAAAGTATATCCCAATGTGTATTAAACGTGTGCGTGACAATCAAAAAATTACAGTACACAGTAATCCAGAAAAGACCAAAGCGGGATCTCGCCATTACATTCATGCTCGAGATGTTGCTGATGCTCTCATGTTCTTATACAATTACGATCTAAGTAAACTGCCCACAACATATGGCGGTGCTAAATGTCAAAAGTTTAATATTGTCGGTGCTGAAGAATTTGATAACTTAGAGTTGGCACAGTTTATTGCGGACACACAAGGAAGACCACTTAACTATGAAATGGTTGATTTCCACAGTTCAAGACCAGGCCACGACTTGCGTTATGCGTTAGATGGTAGTAAAATGAAAGACATGGGGTGGACCCCGCAGCCGGTAAAGAAAAGACTTGCAGAAGTTATTAACTGGACTTTGGCTAACGATCGTTGGTTGGGAATTGAATGAAACACGTAAGATTTGAAAACACAGGACGCCGAGGTTGGTTTGTTGGCGGTTTTCCCGAAGCCGCATTTCAAACTGACCTTGCGGAAGTATGTTATTGTACTGAGCCAGCTGGCACTGGTATTAGTCATTACCATACTGTTTGCACTGAAACTGTTTTTATAGTTTCTGGAAGAGTAACATGTCAAGGTAAAGAATATACTAGCGGAGACATCCTTGTATTTGAACCCGGAGACATTAATGATTGTGTCTACGAAGAAGAAACTGTTATGATCGGAGTCAAAACTCCAGCAGGTAAGGATGATAAGGTATTGGTATAAATGATTGTTAACTTAGACAAGATCAAGGATGCGTTTAGCACATTTCATAGTGCTGAACCTTTCCCCTATTGTGTAATTGATAATTTCTTTACAGACGAAATTGCAGAACAATTAGCGTTAGAATTCCCTAACTCTGATTCAGATGTTTTTAATGGAAACTATTTTAATCAGATTGAAATTAAAAAGACATGCAATATCTGGGACCGATTCCCTGCTACTACATACAATGTCCTAACATATTTAAATAGTACAGAGTTTTTAGACATATTAAAACCATTAGTTAAACAAGATATCTTGTATGCAGACCACGGACTTCACGGTGGTGGGTGGCATATACATCCACCTGGCGGCAAGCTAAATGTACATTTAGATTATAGCATTCATCCTAAGATGAAAAAGCAAAGAAACTATAACTTACTAGTTTATCTAAATCCTAACTGGCAAGAAGGATGGGGCGGAGAACTAGGACTATGGTCAGATAAAAATAACAAGCCCAGTGAGTTAGTTAAGGTCCTTGAACCTAAGTTCAATAGAGGAGTTATCTTTGACACAACCGCTAATAGTTGGCATGGTCTCGAAGTGCCTAATAGTTTTCCAGAAGGACAAGACCGTAAAAGTATTGCACTATACTATCTTACAGAACCCCCAACGAATGTTAATACTAGAGGTAGAGCCCTTTTCTCCCCAAGTAAAGAACAAGAAAACGACCCTGAAGTACTAGAATTGATCAAAAGAAGATCTCAAGTATCCGCAGGAGATGTATCAACATGGAGTCGTTCATGAACTTTGTATTTGAAAATTTAGAAACACTTGAAAATTTTGTAGAATGCCCTGATAAAAATCCATCAGGTGTGAGAAGATTTACACCTAGTCCGTTAGTTATTACCATGGTAAGGTATCACCAGACTAACGAAAAATTTAAAAATATGGATTTTAAAAACATAGCTATCAGCAATGATCCTAGAAAATTTGAAAGATATGGAATAGCATCCGGAGTAACACATGCACCTCACGATTGGTGCGGACCCGATACACAAGGAAATGGATTTGATAAGAATTTTGCAGATCGAAAATCTTTATTTGAATTTCTCAGTCCTGTTTATCTAACAGACCTTAGAACAGGTAAAGCAACTTTACTATTAGATCAGAGTCACGAAGGCTATCACGCTGATTGGTTATTTGATTGGTTTCATAATAGCTGTGAATTTTACAAAATTAATCCTACACAAATTATTTACATAACAGGCGATATGGATGTGTATAGAAAATATTCGCTGTGGTGTGACGAAAAGAATTTAACAGATAGAATGTGTGTTGTACCATATGCACACTTTGAAAATGCTGTTTTTACAAATGATAACAATAGGACGACAATCTTTAACCTAGGCCGTAATCCAAACTTCAACGACCAGTACAAGTATAAAAAGAAAAACTTGAACAAAATTAAAACATTTAATGCTTTACAGAAACGCCCTAGAGCACATAGAATGTGGCTGTTTAAAGAACTGTGCCTAAATAATCTTTTAGAAAATAGTATTAGTAGTATGAATTGGTTTAAGTGGAGCCATACATTCTACATGAATAAAACTATGAACATAGAGGACTACGAAAATATTATAGGGTTAACTCCAATGCTTCCACCTAATGCTACAGGAAAATACAAAGAAGAGTTAGATGTGTTTGCGAGCGGTGACAGTGGAAAGTATCAAATGGAATTTAATTCACAAATAACATTAGATACATGGTTTAGTGTAATCAGCGAAGCGTCGTTTGGTGAAGACACTTGCTTCATTAGTGAAAAAACTTTTAAACTAATCTGTGTTCATCATCCATTTATTATTTTTGGAAATAAGAATTCGTTACACTATTTGCGAGAACTAGGATACAAAACATTCCACCCATATATCGACGAATCATATGATACATTAGAGTGTTGGGAAAGATTAGATGCAATTATCAATAGCATTAAAAAAATAAATGCTATACCACAAGAAGAAAAGCTAGACTGGTTTTTAGGCATGAAGGACATTTTAGAGCATAACTATAAAGTTATGAAGCGCAACTCTTTAGACAATGCTCCGCAATCTATGATAACAATTAAAGAATATTTTCAGGAAAAATAAATGTATAGAAAACAAATAGCTGAAATTAACGAAAGCATCAAGACAACTAAGAAGGCTATTATATCCCTTGGCTGTTCTTTTGTTCAAGGACAAGGGGCAGTTAATCCAGAATTATACGAAGAATACAAATGGAACTATGACGGACTTGGTGTTCCTCTTTATCTCAAACTTCCCGAAAAAGAAGAAAAAGAATTACTAAAGAAGTATCCATTAGTTACTAAACAAGGCGACGAGCTGTTTTTTAGATTCATGGAATACGAAAATGCTTTTGTCAATGTATTGTGTAAAAAATACTTCAATGGAGAATATACTCCTATTAACTTAGGTCTAGCAGGATGCGGAAACAGAGGAACAATTAAAGAACTGTATTTCTATCCAGAGGTTAACTGGAACCAGCTTGAAGAAATTATAGTTATTTACTGCCCAAGTGGTCCGGAACGATTTGACTTTATCAACGACCAGTGGATAGATCACGGTCATTGGTTATGCATGTGGCCGCATTATAAAGATAAAGAAGACGGCCCTCGCAAGAATTTATGGAAGGGATACAGCGATTGCGTCTACTCTGAAAAGTTTGAGGTGCTAGAACAAATTGCACATATACAAGAATTGATGTTATGGTGCAAGTATCATAATGCAAAACTAATAATCACTCCGGGCTTTGATAGAAGATACGAAAAAGACTACTTTAAAGCTTCTCTTAAAAAAGTTATAAATCGTTCTTCAGAAGGAACTGTATTAAAGCATGGAACTATTTTTCCATTAGACTTTGGACAGAAAGAAAATATTAATAAAATAATGGAATTGTGGCCCTGGGATAGTATGTTTAAACCAGATGGCTACGAAACGTTTGCTGATTTATGTGTAGCACAAGAAAAGGTTAAAGACGATCATTTCTTTAACTACTTAGGAGCAGGGTCTCCTAATGGATGGATAACCGCATGTGCTCATCCTACTGCAAAAGGCCATGACTTATTTGCTAAAATATTACATAACCATATTACTAAAAACAAAAAATGAGAATCACACGAGTAAAAGAAACTGTAGGAACAATCACAGCAGACGATCCTGAAATGATCGAATCGTTTCGATTACGCAGTCCTGTTGTTGCAAAAAATCCAATCGACTTAAAGTATTATTCTAATTATTACAACGGTAATACTGATCAAGGATCAATGCCGAGTCCAGGAGTTCATAAATTTCTAAACGGTAACGAGCGGGCACAGGCTAACCCAGACTATAAAGATTTTAGTTATTTCATAAACGATATAGGTTTTAGAGACCAATATCCTCCAAAAGAAACACAAGGGATATTTGGTTTCTTTGGATGCAGTATGACATTAGGCGAGGGTTTAGATACGGTTGATAATTTTCCGCATCGCGTATCTAAGCATTTTAACAAACAACATTTAAATCTTGGTTTGCCTGGTATCGGTGCATACAGGATTGCATTAATTTTTGCGGCGGCGGCAAATGTTTGGAATATAGAAACCGCGGTAGTTACCTTTCCTAACTGGGCAAGATTCCACTATGTTGACACTAAAAACAACATGAAACTGATTCATTTGCCTTATAGCATAGATAACAAGGAATGCGAAATTGTTAGAAATGACATCTTAAATGATTTTTCTGACCAGTATATGTTATCAGCTACCAAGGATGCAATAAATTATATTCTTATGGTTGCAAAATTAAAAAATATTAATTTAGTTTTATCTGCTTGGGACCCTGATGTTAGTAGAATTATAGAAGCAATCACAGGATATGATGTTCCTAAATACAACCTATGGAATCCTTTTAAGGAAAGGATACCTGGAGATTTTGCCAGAGACTATATACACCCAGGAGTCAACATTGTTGATACCTATGTAGAAAAACTTAAAGACACAATCAATAGAAAACACTATGTCAGACTCTAAACAATTAACCATTGTTATAGTAACTTACCACGGAGACTTTCCATTACTGGAAAGATGCCTAACTTCCTTTGAAAAATATATAAATCTAGATCAAGTTAAGGCTATTAAAATTATCCTTAACGATCTTCCTATATACACAAACGCATTGCAGAGTATTATAAACAAGTATACTAATTTAAAACTTGAATTAGTTTCGTCTGCAACATTAGAACCGGTTATTACAGAATATTTTAATTGGAATACACAACAACTTTTTAAGCTTCTAGCCTGTAATGTAGTTGATACTGAGTGGTACTTAATACACGACTGCAAAGATTATTATGTCAAGCACGTAGACTTCTTTAAAGACTGTTTTACAGATGACGGCAGAGCTATCACAAAATTAGATCACACACAGTATAGTGATTATAACAGACACGGGGGAGGATTTTTGCCCTTCAACCTGGCTTATGAAATTGCCTGTAATGTCTGGGGTATTAGCAGACAAGATACTGCCATCTGGCATTTGCCCACTGTAACACCGTTCTTTGTTAAAACAGATACAATGAAAGGTATGGTGCGTGAATTAAAATCTATGATAAGAGGGTTCTTTCCTTACCTATTTAATCTTGCTATAAATGAGCAACGTGTAGCAACTGAATTTTTACTTTATAGTGCATACTGTTTTAGTAAGAACCAATTAGCTGACTATGCTGACTGGAGTATTAATACTGCCTATTATAGTAAATTAAAACAATCAAAGGATCTAAGAATTTACTTCCCACCTAATCCACAAGAAAATGAAAAATATTTTCATAACGGACAGATTTGGCAATTTAATGAAGGTACTTGGAAGCCTGCTGTTGCTACACATGTTTCTTATACAGAGGAAAAGTTAGATGAGTAACTACAACCAAGCGGCAGACATCGCAGAACATCAACTAAAATTTATTAGCAAATCAATGTGCTATGCTAAGTGGGCACAAGTGTCTATGCACCTTACTAATGGCATGACACAGAGTTGTTACCATCCGCCGCTACATAAAATAGATACTGCACTATTAAAAGAAAATCCCAGCGCATTGCATAACACCGATCAAAAAAAGCAAGAGCGTAAAATGATGTTAAAGGGCGACCGCCCAGCAGGGTGCGAGTATTGTTGGAAAATTGAAGATGTAGGCGGAAGAAGTGATAGAATTTATCGTTCAGGAGAATACTGGGCACAAAATGCTAGACTAGATATATTTGAAGCCATAGATACTGGCAACGTAGATCCGCGATATGTTGAGGTTAACTTTAATCAAGCCTGTAATTTTAAATGTATGTATTGCAGTCCGCACCTGTCAACTGCATGGGAAGATGAAGTAGAAAAATTTGGACCTTACGAAGTACTAAACTCGTCTGGACAATTAACAGAACACAACAACATCAATGCACTAAAGAGCAGTGGTTTCATGCCTCTAAAAGTTAGGCAAGATGAGAACCCATACGTAGAAGCATTCTGGCGTTGGTGGCCTCAGTTGTATAAAAAATTAGAAGTATTGCGTATGACAGGCGGAGAGCCGCTTATGGATGTCAACACATTTAAGGTGCTAGACTATATCTATCAGCACCCAAATCAATGGTTAGAAGTAAGTGTAACTACTAATATGTGCCCGCCTAAGCCGGAACTGTTTAACAAGTTTATTGATAGTCTAAAAAAATTAGAAGAAATACAAATATGGGAAGATAAAGAACGATTCAATCCTGGATCCGGTAATCACTGGTACGTAAACATGGCTGTTAAAAATTTTGCTGTGTTTGTTAGTTTAGATAGCGTAAGTGATCAAGCTGAGTATATTCGATCGGGTTTAGATTACACAACCTTACAAAAAAATGTAACACATTTATTAGACGACACTTGCAATACTACGCTGACCTTTATCAATACATTTAATGCTTTAAGTGTTCCTAAGTTCAAGGATTTTTTAAAATACATACTAGAGCTTCGCACAAAGTATAATCGTCAAGCTCAGGGTATCAAATATATCCCAATTCACGATCCATACCATACACATCCAGATCACCAAGTACATCCAAGACAACGTGTATGGTTTGACGTACCTTTGTTAAGGAATCCTGCTTGGCAAAATATACATATATTGCCTGAAGAGTTTGAACAGTATTTAGATGATGCTATTAAGTTTATGGAAGATAATTTCGAAATGGGGAACTTTGATGGCTTTTACGATTTTGAAATTGAAAAAGTAAAAAGAAATTTAAAAATTATGAAGGAAAGAAATCCTAATCAAACTATTAACAGAAAAAATTTCGTAAATTACTTCCAAGAGTATGATCGTAGAAAGAACACTAATCTAGTAAAAACCTTCCCAGAATTAGAAAATGTTTATAACGATTGGAGAAAAATATGAGAAAGATTGTTTTAGTTACAGGAGGATTTGACCCCTTACACTCCGGACATATTTCTTACTTCAAAGAAGCGCGAGCACTAGGTGACATGTTGATTGTCGGTATCAACAGTGATGCTTGGCTTGAGCGTAAAAAGGGCAGAGCATTCATGCCCTGGAAAGAACGCTACATGATTGTGAGTAAGATCAAGTATGTTGATCAAGCTACATATTTCAATGACGAAGACGGTAGTGCTGTGGCGTTTATTGAAGACATGAAACAACAATATCCCAATGACGAAATCATCTTTGCCAACGGTGGTGATAGAACCGCTACAAACATTCCAGAGATGGTATGTAAGGATGTGGTCTTTAAATTCGGAGTCGGCGGTGAAGATAAATCTAACAGTAGTAGCTGGATTCTTGACGAATGGAAGGCTCCTAAAACAGAAAGACCGTGGGGTTACTATCGAATTATTCACGAAGTTCCAGGAACCAAAGTTAAAGAACTTACTATTGACCCTGGACAAAAGCTCAGTTTGCAAAAGCACTTTAAAAGAAATGAATTTTGGTTTGTAACACACGGTGCTTGTGACGTTGTTAGCTGTTTGAGTAACGGCTACATGATGCCTGTAGTGCTACTCAAAGAACACCTACACCATTTTGTACCAAAAGGTGAATGGCACCAAATTCGAAATCCGTACCAAATTCCTTGTAAAATTGTAGAAATCCAATTTGGCGAGCTGTGTGACGAGTCAGATATTGAGCGTAGATAAAGGTTGACAGCACTATATTTTGGTGCTACAATATACATATTGTTAAACATTAGGAGTGATTCACATGGCAACAAAAGCCGCTACTAAAACTCGTGTAACCAAAAAGCAAGTTATTGCTCACCGTACTCGCGCTGTTAAAGATACCAGCCCTGTTTGGGAAGGTTGCGAGACTTGGAGCGGTGATGAGTTCCATCGCTTCTTCCGCAAAGCAATGGACTACTACCGCCTTGAAAGCGATATTAAAACTTACAAGCCTGTAGTTATCCGATGGATGGAAAGTGTTGGCTGTACTAAGTCAGACATTGCCGCTTTTAAGAAAGTTAAAGACAGTCGTGTTGGAACTACAATGGGTGCAGTTGCGGCCTGTTTGAATCGTGGTATGCAACCACAACGGGCTGACTTTAATCAAGGTCGCGATACTGCGGCGTGGCTTCGTGCTGAGATTGTTAAAGTCATTAACGAAGGCAAAGACGACGTTGATCCAGAAGTAGCAGCCGCGGAAAAAGAAGCAGAAAAGTCAACTGTTTATACTCCTAGTATCCAAGAACGTGTGCGTGATGCGGCTATGAACATGACTGAAGAATTGGAAGATGCATACCACGCTTTCCAAACTGATCCAGAAAACTTTGATCCCAAAGCATTTAAGATTGTAAACTTGCTTCGTGGCAAGGGCGTAAAAGCCGCACATGCTCGTATTATTAAAGAGTTTTATGCCCGTGACTTGGCGGAACTAACTGAGCTTGCTAGCGGTAAAGCTGACGAGCAGTTGCGTGAAGGTTATAGTCATCGTAGCCGTAAACAAATTAAAAACTTCATTGCGTTCTTGCAAGAGATCGAAAGTGCTTGTAAAATGCTTATGGAAGAGGCAAAAGTTAACAAGAAGCCTCGTGCTAAAAAGGCTGTACCTGCTGAAAAGATTGTTGGTAAACTCAAGTATCTTAAGACGTTTGAAGCTCTTAAACTTGTGTCTATTAACCCTGCAGACATCCTTCGTGCTAAGGAACTGTGGGTTTACAATACTAAAACCCGTAAGTTGGGCAAATATGTGACTACAGAGTTCAGTGAGTTGGGTGTAAAAGGCACTACAATTACAGGCTTTGATGAGCATAACAGTATTTGTAAGACTATCCGTAAGCCTGAAGAAAAGCTCAAAGAGTTTAAAGCGGCAGGTAAAGTGGCGTTGCGTAAGTTCTTGGACGATATCAACGCTACAGACACCAAAATGAACGGTCGTATTAACGAAGATACTATCCTGCTTAAAGTGCAGTAAGTATAAACAAAACATGGATAAATACTCAAAAGAGAGTGTTTATCCATGGACTCATTACAAAATAGCATTAATCAATTAATACAATCAGCATTAGAAAATTCTGCTGGCAATTTTAAGCACACTGGCGACTTATTAATTAACGGAACTCTTACTGTTGATACTGTAAATGTTAATAATTTAATTACAGAACATGGTAATTTAGCCAATCCCGGAAACTGGGTAACTATAACAGAAGACGAGTTAAGCGGCAAAGGATTTAGTTGGACATGGGGTGACGGCGGTACAAAGTTATTGTACAGAGACGGCAATAGACTTTGGACCAGCGGAGACTTTGATCTAGGATCTAACAAGTCTTACAAAATTAATAATGTACCTGTGTTGTCTGCAAGCGAGCTTGGCCCGCAGGTCACAAAAAGTAAACTTAGAGAGCTAGGAACATTAAACAGTTTAACAGTTTCTGGCGATGCAACTATTTCTGATTTTGCAGTTTTTAACAGCACAGTAAATCGATTAGGTCTAGGAACAGATCAGCCCAATGCAATCCTAAGTATTTTAGACAACGGGATTGAAATTGTAACGGGTGCGGCAGGTAACAATCTAGCCTGCTTTGGTACGTTTACTAATGATAGTTTAGAAATTATTACTGATAATACAACTCGCGTTACATTCAAGAATGATGGCGAAGTTATTTTTGGCAATGAATCTACTAAGACTGCTAACGTAACTGTCTACGGAACCCTCAAAGTAGAAAATTTATTAACTGATAATAGATTAGATCGATACAGTTCTTTAGAGTTTAAAGCATCAACTGGTAGAACAGAGTATGGTTTAGGATTAACTTGGACCGGTACAGGCAACAGTAAAAACTTCCTACTAATGCCTGATCCAAGTAGATTGTGGTCTAGCGAAAGTTTAGAACTTGCAGAAGAAAAATCTTTTTACATTAATGGTTCTGAAGTATTGAGTAAAAATGCTCTTGGCACTAATGTCACTAAATCTAATCTAGCTACATTAGGCACTTTAGAATCGTTAAGCGTACAAGGCGAAGCTACGTTCTTTGGAGATGTTAATGCATCTCACAACCTATTAAGAGCAAAAAATATTGTACTTGATGCGTACAGTAATAGGCTATCAATTACCAACTTAGGTGTTGATTCTAGTGAATCGTTCAGTATTAAAATTGACAACGACGAAGCACTACACGCAGATAAACATTCTATAAGTATTGGTAATAAAAACAATAATAGAAAACCAGTTAAGGTATTTGGTCCATTAAGTATCGGCGCAAGCAATCCCGATCCAGATGCTATGCTCAGTGTTAACGGAGACGTTATACTAGGCGGCAAGAAATTTACCAGCGGTACATCAGCACCAGTGACAGGAAACGGCACTCAGGGAGATATATGCTGGAATTCAAATCCTCAACCTAATAGTTACGTTGGCTGGATCTGTATTTCAAGCGGTGCTCCTGGTGCATGGATGCCGTTTGGAATGATTGTAAACCGTTAATACTACTGTATAATTTGGTTTCATTGGCCTATAAATACAACACTATGGGAATAATCACTAATGAACTCTACAAGCAGATTAAAGGTTGGCGAATTTACTCTGTAATTGCGCCTGCTCTGTTTTGTGGCACAGCGGCTTTCTTATACTTACATTACGGTACAAGTTTTGAAAAAATATTCTATACGGGACTAATCATCCTTGCTGTTACCTGTATCAGTTGGTGGCATTGGAGTCTTTCAACTATGGTTACTATGCTGGCCATTATGAAAGATACTGACGACCATTTTGAAGAAGTTGGTAAAAAATTAGAAGAATTAAGGATACAAAACGGTGGAAAACCCAACCTAACGGTTGTCAAGAATCTTGACAAAGTAGACTAAACTAGTATAATTATATTATGCGGTCTTGACGCTCACCCCGCAATATAAACTCTGCGTGTCATCAAACTTACTGAAAAGGGCAAGAGATGACTTGGATCATTGATAAAACATTTGAATTCTGCTACGGTCACAGAGTTCATACACAAACATTAAACGGCGAATATGCCGCTGACCTAAAATGCGCTTGTCGCCATTTACATGGACACGAGGGCAAAATGCAAGTATTCCTTACAGCGCCAAAACTAGATAACACTGGTATGGTAACTGACTTTAGACACTTAGAATGGCTAAAGAAATGGATTAACGAATATATTGATCACCAATTTATTATTGACAAGAATGACCCACTTTACTTTAAAATTATCGGCGATAGACCGTTGGTTCCTGTTTTGGTCCCTAACACTGAACATGTCGCTGGTTGGCATTTGGATCTTAGCGGACTGGAGCCAAACACACCTGAGTACGAGTACTATGAAGGATTTATGGTTGTGGACTTTGTTCCTACCAGTGAGCATCTTTCTTCTTGGATGGCGGAGCTTGTCCAAAGTAAAATGAAAGCATTAGGTGTAACTGTTCAGCGTATCGAATGGTGGGAGACACCTAAATCACGCTCGGTATTTTATAGAGATGGTGTATGACAGAAAAAGAAATGCTCGAAAGAATTAGTCTTGCATATGAAGTATATGCAAAAGAAGTAGGCAATCGAGGCGCGATTGAACATTTTATCAGTTGGCTGTACAAGCAGTACGGTATAGTCCAAAATGATAAAAAGTAATTTTTGGCGACTTTGGGCCAAGGCGTTAGGCGAAAAATCAGGTAATTCGGACGCAGAAGCGGACCGAATTGCTTGGATTCGTACAGTAATTGTGTTAATATACATTATCACAAACTTTTTTATTGTAGCAGGCGTCATAAGGCATTGGAATGATTAAACGAATTGGCTTTGCATGTAAATGGATTGATCACCCTGATCAGGTTAATGGCATTAAACCTAAAGATGATGCTAAACAATACAACACAGGTTCTACTACTGTAGCTTGGTTAAATAGACAAAGCAAGGATGTAGCTGAACAAAAACTATGGGACTTAATGGTCCAGAACATAGAATCTGCACGTAAACTTGTTTCAAGAGTTGGAGACTTACCCAATGACCTCTGTATGGTACGACTTAGCAGTGATATTCTTCCTGTCTACACTGAGCCTAGCTGGAGTTACTATTACCGTAAGCCTGATGTCCGAGCATATCTTGAACGAGCCTTCGCGGGTGTTGGAGAAGTGGCTCGCAGTAGGCAAGTACGGCTTAGCTTTCACCCTGGGCAGTTTTGTGTGCTGGCTTCTGATAATCCTGATATTGTTAATCGTAGCATAGAGGAATTTGAGTATCATGCAGATATGGCCAAGTGGATGGGGTATGGTAAATCTTTTCAAGATTTCAAAATTAACGTCCACATTGCGGGTAGAGCCGGTACAGAAGGTATTAGACAAGCCTATAAGAGACTCAGTACAGAAGCCCGCAACTGTATTACAATTGAAAACGAAGAAATAAGTTATGGACTTTCAGACTGTCTCGAGCTTGCTGATATTCTCCCTATTGTCATGGATATTCATCACCATTGGGTTAGAGAAGGGGAGTACATACAAGCGAAAGATCCTCGGGTACAACGGGTTATTGGTTCGTGGCGTGGCGTTCGCCCTACTATGCATTATTCTGTTAGTCGTGAAGATGTACTACGAGGTCATGCCACTAATAGTCTCCCAAGCATGGAGTCTTTGCTTTTAGAAGGACACAAAAAACAAAAGTTGCGAGCTCACAGCGACTTTTATTGGAACAAGGAAGTTAATAATTGGGCAATAAGTTTCACAGACCAGTTCGACATAATGTGCGAAAGCAAGGGCAAGAATTTAGCAAGTATGGAACTGTACAAACAAATGAAGGGAATCGTATGATAACACGCGAAAAGCTAATCAACCACGTTGAGCATCTTAAAGAAAAACACGACGAACTAGACAAGCAAATTCAAGAATTATACGAACATCATACTGCTGACTTAAAAGTTGAAGAACTTAAAAAGAAAAAGCTCAAACTTAAGGACGAGATTGAGCAGACTAATCGAAAGATTAATGACATAAAATAAAAGGGCCATTGGCCCTTTTATTATTGTGCTTTAGGTGCTTTAGGCTTGCGTGGCTTACTTCCGCCTTGCTTTTTTGGAGCAGCCTGTTTCTTAGGTGCGCCACCTTTTTTACCACCCTGCTTTTTGGCAGGTTTTTCTTCTGCAACTACAACAGTTTCACTAGTAGTTGAAACTACAGGATTAACCGCTGGATCAACAGATACAACTACTGTTGGTGCTGGTGCTGGTGTTTCAACTTTGTATGGTGCTTCTGTTGCTGAAGCTTCTGCTGGTTTACTGCCAAATAACTTTTTTAAAAATCCTAACATAATGGATTCCTCCTTCGTGACATATTTATATAGCTAAATATTATCAACAAATAGTCAAGAGCCAATTTACCCGTAGTCGCAAAATGCTACCTGAACTTTTAAACTTGCCGAAACTGGGAAAAAGCAAGCATCAGGGTCCTTGGATGCCCAGTTGACCTCTTGACAGAGTATTTACTAAAGTATATGTATAATTTTATAAAAACGATTATTGAAGGCAAAGTACCTAAAACTTTAAAACAAGCAAAGCTACCTTACGAAAAAACAGACCTAGGAAGAAGTTTAAGCAAGCAGACACTAGAATATCACTATGGTAAACTTTACAAAGGCTATGTAGATCGTTTTAACAATAGTGAAGGCGATGCAGATTTCAACGAAGCCGGTGCATTTTTACACGAAATATACTTTACACAGTTTAAAAAACCCTCAAGTAATAACAAACCTAGCGGCAGTTCTGAAGAGTTTATTAATAAACACTTTGGTGGATTTAAAAAGTTTCAAGAAACTTTTGAAAAAGAAGCTATGAAAATTCAAGGTAGCGGATGGGTGTACCTTGCCAAAGACGGCAAAATAAAAACTATCGTCAATCACGAAATCAAGCAAGATATTGTGCTATTAATTGATTGGTGGGAACACTCTTGGGTTCTTGATTACGGCTCAGATAAGAAACGTTACTTAGAAAA